ACCTAAGAGTTTACTCAGATCCTTCTGTTGAACAAGAACTCTCAGATTTCTTTACCTATGAATATCCAGGTGCTAGGTTTACGCCACAGTATAGAGCAAGACTGTGGGACGGCAAAGTTCGTATGTACGATATGTATCGCAAGTCACTATACGTTGGTTTGCTACGTTATGTGCAAGAGTTTGCAGAACGCAACAAGTATGAATTAGAATATGTCAATGACGTAGTTACTACCGCTGAGATAACACCACAGCAGGTAATGGACTACGCTAAATGGTTAGAACCAATGGGTCATGGCAAACCTATTGAGATTCGCGACTATCAGGTAGAAGCAGTAACAGAAGCGATTCGCAATGAACGCATCTTACTTTTATCTCCAACTGCCTCAGGCAAATCCTTTATCATCTACACAACAATGCGCCACCATCTAGAAGCTGGTCGCAAGTGTATCATTATCGTTCCAACAACATCGTTGGTTGAACAACTGTTTGCGGACTTTGAAGACTACTCATCTGCCAATGGTTGGAAAACTTCTTATCACTGTCAGAAACTTTACTCTGGTTTCAGTAAGGACTTTACCAAGGATGTTCTTATTACCACATGGCAGTCGGTCTATCTACAACCAAAAGGTTGGTTTCAAAACTTCGATGTAATCTTTGGTGATGAAGCGCACCAGTTCAAAGCCAAGTCTCTTACCACTGTAATGGAAAAGATGGATCAGGTTCGTTATCGTATCGGAACTACAGGTACACTAGACAACAAGAAGATTCATCGCTTAGTTCTTGAAGGTATGTTTGGTCCAGTTCATAAGGTGACCACTACCAAAGAGTTAATGGATACTAATCGACTTGCAACACTAAATATTACCTGTATACTGTTAAAGTACGATGAACCTACCCGTGTTAGTAGGAACAAAAATTTGTATCAAGATGAGATGTCTTTCATTGTTTCTAATGAGAAACGCAACAATTTTATACGAAATTTGGCACTAAATTGCAAGGGTAATACCTTAGTCCTTTTTCAGTATGTAGAGAAACATGGGAAAGTGCTGCATGATCTTATACAAGAAAAAGCACATGATGGTAGAAAGATCTTCTTTGTTTTCGGTGGCACTGCTACCAGTGATCGTGAAGCAATTCGCCATATCACCGAAAGCGAATCAGACGCTATCATTATTGCTTCGTATGGGACTTTCTCAACTGGTATTAATATACCCTCCTTGGAGAATGTTATATTTGCGTCTCCAACGAAAAGTAAAATCCGTAACCTTCAATCTATAGGTCGTGGGTTACGTCTTAAGAATGGCAAGACTGAATGCAATCTATACGATTTAGCAGACGATTTGCATTGGAAGTCATGGAAGAATCATACATTGAATCACTTTGCAGAACGTGTTAAAACCTACGCAGAAGAAAAATTCACATACAAATTAGTGGAGGTAAACATATGATGCTAGAACCAAATCAAGAATATGTTATCATAAAATTGGTAAGTGGTGAACAACTCATGGGTGTTTGTACAGAAGAAACTGACAAGGATATAACTGTTATGTTTCCAATGGCACTACGTCAATATCCAATTCAAAGAGAAGATGGAACTATCGGTGAACAAGTAACTGGTGGTCCATTTTGCGCATTCGCTTCAGACAGAACATTCACTATCCCCAAAGCATCAGTAATGATAAACAAGCCACTCCATGAGTTGCTGGTTCCATTCTATGTACGTATGGTAAACCAGTATGAAAAGATGGTAGATGTTCCATTGTCAATGTTTAATGACGATCAAGAAGAGCATGAAGTGCTCACTGTAAAGGATGTAGAGAAAGCAGTCGACCGACTTGCTGCTATCATGTATGGAGAAAAGAATGAAGAGAAAGAGTCAGATGGTCATTTTGTAGAAGGTAATAACACTATACATTAATCATTATCAACCCTGACACTGTCAGTATACCCTAAGTCAAGTATGGAAGCAAGTTTAGAAATAAAATAGTTTCCAACTTGACTTCTTTCATTGTTTAGTACATAATTACGTTTAGATCTCTTGTAGATCGGAAAATATAAATGGCAAAAGCACACTACGTAAACAACGTCGAGTTTTACGAGGCGATTAAAGAATACCAAATCAAGGTACAGGAAGCAAAGGAAGCTGGACTAGAGCGACCTCGTGTTACCAACTACCTTGGTGAATGTATTTTAAAAATTGCAACGCATCTCTCGTACAAACCTAACTTCATTAACTACTCTTATCGTGAAGATATGATATTGGATGGAGTGGAAAACTGTCTTCAGTATTTCACTAACTTTGATCCTACCAAGTCAAAGAACCCCTTTGCATACTTTACACAGATTATCTACTACGCTTTCCTGAGACGTATTGCAAAGGAAAAGAAGCAGACATTCATTAAGAACAAAATTATCATGGAGATGCCGTACGATGCTTTTGAACTGCAAGGACATGATGAGGATGGATCGTATGCAAATGCGTATCTAGACTTCTTACAGAACAACAGTGACTTTGAAGATCCGTATGCCAAAAAGAAAGCCAAGAAACTTGCAGCAGCAAAAGCCAAGACACTTGAGAACTTTATGGACTCGGATGAAATTATAATGGATGATAACAATGAGTCGGGAACTTAGAGATTTAATACGCAGCGTTAGCTCTGGATCTTATCCACCAATAAGAAAAAGATTTAGAAAATCTTATCGTCGCAATAGACGAACATTGAAGCGATGGACATGGGGTGCGGATGATGGAAACTTTAACTATGGAAGCATTATGGAAAACAATGAGAAGATTTTTCTTGGCGTAAGTGATTTTGACGATCTTATTACATCAGACATTCTAAAGAAACGTGTCGATGCCAATAAGAAAACTGTTCATCGTGACACGACTGTTCTTTGCAATCGCGAACACTGGGCTGAGTGGGCAGAGAATGAATACGCAGATACCCTTTATGTTCAGGGTAACTCGTCTGGTGGTTTTATTATTTTCGAAGAAGATCTAAACTATATCACCTACAGTGTTGACAGCAACACAACAACTGTTCGTGCATTCGGTGATGTTGAGTTCTGTGAAAATGTTATTGCCACTGTTGAAGGTAAATTCGATATCGTTACATCACACATCGAGTGGATCTATTCCAGCGATGGTAACTCTGTCAATGTACCACTGAATCGTGATCGTCTTCCTGTTGAAGAGATGTACCCTTTCCTCAAAGGTGAAACACTTGAGTCTTACTACAATCGTTACCTTGAATCGTCAGCAAACATTTTGTTGTTGATTGGTCCTCCAGGAACTGGTAAGACTACATTCATTCGTGGTCTTCTTGCCATGACAAACTCCTCTGCTATAGTTTCCTATGATTCACAGATCCTTGAAAAGGATAGTTTCTTTGCAAGATTCATTGAAGGCGATGAAACAATCATGGTGTTGGAAGATAGCGATGCGTTCTTGAAATCACGCAGTGATGGTAATACAATGATGCACCGATTCCTAAATGTAGGTGATGGTCTTGTTACTACCAAAGGTAAGAAGATGATCTTTTCTACCAACCTTCCAAGTATCCGTGACATTGACTCTGCACTGGTTCGTCCAGGACGTTGCTTTGATATCATTACCTTTGATACTTTGAAACAAGAAGAAGCTGAGTTGCTTGCAAAGCGATTAGATGCTAAACTTGATGGTACGCAAGACAGATGGTCTATTGCTGAAGTATTCAACAAGCAGACCAATAAACCAAAAGACAGAAAGATGGGGTTCGTTTGAACGTAGCTATTATCACAGACCAGCACTTTGGTGCACGTAACGACAGTCAGGCATTCCTTGACTTTTACGAAAAATTCTATGACAATACTTTCTTTCCAACACTAGAAGAAAACGAGATCAAGACTGTTCTCATTCTTGGCGATACCTTTGATAGACGTAAGTATGTAAACTTCTATTCACTGGGTCGTGCCAAGAAAATGTTCTTTGATAAGTTGGCAGAAAAAGATATTGATGTACTCATGATTGCAGGTAACCATGACACATACTTTAAAAACACCAATGAAGTTAACTCGCCTGAGTTACTACTAAAGGAATACAAGAACATTCAAATCATCGATGAGGCAGTTACTCTCGATGTTCATGGTACTGAAGTTTGTT